GGCGGGGGGGAGGGGTGGGGGGTGGGTGGCTGATAAAAAGAGTATGGGAGTCTCAATGGTATCCTACGGGGGAGTGAAGACGGAGACTCGTCCAGATGTACCCACCTACAAATATCCTATAATTGTACACTCACTGGCTCGTGCATCAATCTATTCCGTATCGTCAATTCATGCGCTGTTCGTTCATACACCGATTGGTCAGCTTTATTTGTGTGCATCTTTGTGGCGCGGACAACAACATCGTAGTCAGAAAAGTACATACCAGATGGGTATTGCTTACCACCTATTTTTATGACGCCGTATGGAGTTTTTTCAGTGTGTCTCTTTGCGGTTTCAACTAAAAAATCTGGAACGTAGAAGTAAAATTCATTTGGAATGAAGTAAGGAAGGTCAGAATTTCTGCTGTACCCTGGCGGGTAGGAAGGAAGAACGATTTCTCTTCCGAGATAATGAGCGTGTTTCTCCCACTTGAGCCATGGTTTTGTCCATCGTTCTGGTTGGGGCGCTTTCATAATTCTGATCTCGCGGAGTAGGTCTGACTGGTTCACTTTTATTTCGTATTCGACGGTATATCCATTTTGCCTGACACCAAACACATCCATGAATCGGTGTTCATCGACAACAATAGAGAAGTGGAGTTTCCAAAAGAGCGTGTGCATGAGCTTCTTTTTGAGAAATGTTTCGTTGATTTGGTCTGGAGTGAGGAGAGTGTTCATTTTATATTGACGATGTATATTTTGCCTCGCTGCTTTTTGTATTCGACGATGGTGGTCACGGTTTTATCATCCCCCTTACCGAAGTCCGCGGAAATGAAGCGTTCTGTCGGTGTCAGCCACCAAGTCAGTTTTTCCCACCAAGAAAGAGAGGTGGTGAGTTTTATGGGGATGCCAAAGAGGGATGCGACTTGCTTCTCTTTGAGCTTTTTATTTAGTTCTGCATCGTATTGAAAATGGTCGGGAGTCTCAACAGTGTCTAGGTGGTATTTTATTCTCCACGCTTTATATTTTTCGCACCAATCGTCCGAGTTGAAGACGCCGTCGCCCGTCAGGTTGTGGCAGCTCGGGCAAAAGAGGGCGTCGTCTTGTGGATGGGCAATCTTTTTGGGGTCAAGCTTCACGGTAAACCCATCCTTCGAAGGTCGGAAGTCAGCAATGCCTACGGATATGAATTTTGGACTCGGTTTTTCTTCTAAAACATGGAGACCTTTTTCGTCTATCCACTCTGTTCGGAATTTTGCGTTCGGCCATACCCGTTGCTGGGCATTGATATACCGTTTTGCGTGAGAGAAGATGTGAAACGTCGCTACGGGGTAGACTTTTAGTTTGGTGTAGACCTTGTATTCGATCATGTGATGTTCCTTTCTTTGATGGTTTTGAGCATTTTTATTGCCAGTTTTATTGCGCCCTCTTCGTAGGTGTGGTAGATGATTTCTCCAGTGTCCAAAAGGTAGGCGTTCTTGCCGTCCTTGTTGTGACGTGACGTTCTTCGGTGGGCGCTCCGAGCGATGAGTGGGTACCCGTTGAGCAAAATTGCGACAGTAATCATAGTCCTAAAAGTGTGTGGTATTTTATAACGACGAGGACGAGAGTGAAGGAGAGCCAGACAATCGAAATGTAGAACGCTTCTTTGGAGTCTCGGTGTAGTTCATACATGAGTATCCCGCAAATACCCGCAATAACACCGATGAGAATAGTAAAAAGGCTGTCCATGCGCTGAGTATAACACAGTGGTAGTTACTTGTCAATAGTTGGTTGCCGTGCCTGGACTCGAACCAGGATTCTCTCATTCAGAGTGAGTTCTCCTACCAGTTGGAGGACTCGGCAATGTGACTTGGTGTAAGCACCCTCGGTGAGATTCGAACTCACGACCTGCGGGTTAGAACTCCGCTGCTCGTCCAGTTGAGCTTCAAGGGCATGTGTTCTCCTTCTAGGATTCGAACCTAGATAACAAAGTCCAAAGCTTTGCGTCCTACCGTTAGACGAATGGAGAGTGAGTAGCCTGTATCGGATTCGAACCGATGATTCTACCTTGAGAGGGTAACGAGTTGCCGCTACTCTAACAGGCCATGTAAAATCTTGCTCCCACGGATGGACTCGAACCATCAATCATCGCTTTAACAGAGCGCCGCGTTACCTTTACGCCACATGGAAATGGAGGCTCATGTCGGATTCGAACCGACGCATAGCAGGTTTGCAATCTGCCGACTTACCTCTTGTCTAACGAGCCAAAACTCACTCGCAAAACGATTATCGTCTTACCAGTGAATCTGCGGAGAGTAGAGGAATCGAACCTCTCTGCCCTTGCGGGCCCAGTTTTCAAGACTGGTGCGACCCAGTACGCTTTAACAATCCAATGTGCTGACTCTTGGTTACGATCCAAGCTCTTCGCTTCTTCAGAGCGACGCTTTCACCAGATTAGCTTAGACAGCATTGGAGGGGGTGAGGGGAATCGAACCCCTTTCTTCACTTTGGAAGAGTGTCGTTGTGCCAATCAACTACACCCCCTTTTGCACCCTACCTTCGAATTGAACGAAGCAAGGAAAGTTTTGGAGACTCGCCCGCGCCCAGCGCGTAGGATATTGGCGGAAGCCTCGAGAGTCGAACTCGAATATGCTGAAAACATTTCCAGTTTAGCAAACTGGCACGGTCAGCCGATGCCGTTTTGACTTCCTTTGGAGCCAGAGAGAGGAATCGAACCCCCGTCGAGTGTTTACAAAACACCTGCTCTTCCATTGAGCTACTAAGGCATGAGTACCCGCGGAGAGAATCGAACTCCCAACATGACGGATGTAGGCCGTCCGTTCTGCCACTGAACTACGCAGGCATGTGTACTTCCACAAGGACTCGAACCTTGAACCTTCTCTTTATCAGAGAGATGCGCCGCCAATTGCGCCATAGAAGTATGTGCGCCTCATGCAAGAGTCGAACTCGCACAGAATCGTTCCGAAGACGATTGCCCGTCCATTAGGCGTATGAGGCTTGGTGAGTCATGTAGGGATCGAACCTACCTGGAACGGATTAAAAGTCCGCTGCTCGGCCACTGAGCCAATGACCCTTGGTGAATCGAGAAGGCAATGATCCTTCAACCGCCTCGTTAAGAGCGAGGTGCTCTGCCAATTGAGCTATCGATCCATTGGTACAAGCGGATGGATTCGAACCATCGCGTCTTTACTTTATAAGAGTAACGCCTTTCCTCTTGGCTACGCTTGTATATGTGCCAAACGCGGGATTCGAACCCGCACTAGCGTGTTCCTAAGACACGTGCCTCTACCAATTGGGCTAATCTGGCTTAGTGCTTCCCCTCGGACTCGAACCGAGATGCTTTCGCAATAGTTTTTGAAACTATCATGTATGCCATTTCATCAGAGAAGCGGGATACGGGATTTCAGTCTGCCGACCTACCTACCCGTCAAGGTAACTCTATAGAGTGTGGACACGCGGGGAATCGAACCCCGATCTGATAGTTGCAGGCTACCCGTTCTTCCATTGAACTAACGGCCCGTGGCGCTCCGTGCGGGAATCGAACCCGCTATATTTCCCGTGACAGGGGAGCATCTTGCCATCCGATTCACGGAGCTGGTAGGAAAGTTGAGATTCGAACTCAAACTAAGGGATTATGAGCCCCTCGTGCTGCCGTTACACTACTCGCCTATGGTGCCGATGACAGGATTCGAACCTGTACTGGATCGCTTTTAGGGCGATTGTCTCTTCCGTTGGACTACAAGGGCATTTGGTCAGGAGAAGAGGGCTCGAACCTCTGATCTACGTTCCCAAAACGCATGTGTTACCGCTACACCATTTCCTGATATGGGGTGATCGAGCAGATTCGAACTGCCAACATTCTCCTTCACGGGGAGACGCTCTAGCCGTTGAGCTACGAACACCAAGTCATGTTAAAGAGCATGTACTGTGCGTTTTCCTGGTAACGATCCAGACCGTGCCTTTAGGCAGCTTGTTTTACGGACAAGCTCAGTTCCTTACTGACAATAAACGCATGAAAAGGGTTTGGGGTTAGTGCCGAATGAGGGGAATGATCCCTCCTTCTTCTGGTTGAAAGCCAGACGTGTTGCCTCTACACCAACTCGGCATTTGGGAGTGTCTTATAGACATATCACGGATAAGCACTCGTGTCAATAGAGGTATTATAGCACACCGCTTGTTATTTGTCAATGTGTATTGATTACACAAATCTGTCAATCAGGGATAAAATAGCAAGAACAAGGCCGATTCCTCCGATGAGGTAGCCCCAAAACGCATTGAGTCCAACTCCTCTTCCTTCGCCTCTGTCTGCTCGCTCTTTTTCTATCTTGAGTGCTTTTTCGGAACTCTCTTTGAAGGCAAGAAACTCTTCGCGGGAGAGGAACTTCTTTTCTCTGTCGCTCATGGCTCCGCGCCACTCGTTTGCGTTGTCTCTCCATTTTTCGGCGTTGGTCTCGGCAACTCCCACAGCTTCCTTTGCCGCGGCAAGGGCGATATTGATGGCTTTATCCTTTTCAGCGAGGATTTTTTCAACGTGTTCTTTGAGGGTATCAACAGTCCAATCACTCATATCATAATTATATCAGTACGCTTGCTACTTTGTTGCGGAGCCTGGACTCGCACCAGGGATTGTCGCTTATGAGGCGAACGTGTTGCTGCTACACTACTCCGCACGTGCTGGGGAGAACCCCAGCTTCGCATTTTGCTTTTTTTAGTTTGCTGCTGTGCCCTCGATTTTTACGAGCAACTCGTCAAATCGTTTCACATCGTCATCAGTAAATTCTCCATTTTTACGTTTGGCTTTTAACTGAGCGAACTCTTGGCGTTCCGCCTCGGTTACTTCGTCACTGCCGACTTCTTCAGACTCGATAGAAGCGTCAGGCTCTTCGCCGTCCTCTTCGCCTCTATCAGCGTCGTTTTTTTCCGTGCTTTCTCGAGAATCTTCTCCCTCAGGAGTTTCTTCTCGGGGGGCATTTTCGTCGTCTTCGATTGCAGGTTGTCCGCCTGTCGCTGGAAGTTCTCCTCTCTCACTGTCCGTTGGAGGAGTATTTTCTGCCGTTGATTGAGCTGCTTGCTCTTCTTTGGCGACTGCGTTAGCTGCTTCGTCAGCACTTTCTTGTTGTTTTTTGAAATCATTGTCATCTACCACGATTATTTCACCTCCATTCTTTTTTGCATATCCCTATTATGCTTGAGTTGGGGTTTCTGGAGCGGATGGTTGCCCTTCCGTTACAGTCTTTTTCGCTTTCTTGGGTTTGTCCAAGTTTTTTGCGTGGTTTACATTGTATCGATCCGTAGTACCGCTCTCTTTCATTTTTTCGTCAGCCATTCTCATGGCATCCAGTTGAGATGGTGCTTCGACTTCGAATTCTTTGTACACCTGGACTATTACTTTAAATCTCGCCATAGTATTTACCTCCTTTCTTTGTCTACGATAACAAAGCGGTAGACGAAAAGTCAAGGGGTTTTCTGCGGTTGACTTTGTTTTTGTCTTGTGTAATGATTAAACAAATGAGCCAAAAAAAAGAAAAGGCTCTCAGGAGAGCCGTTAAAAAGAATCGTCCAGAAATGGTCGGGTCAAAGCCCTTCGTGAGAGCAATAAAAGCAAAGCTCAGAGAGAAAGGACTCTATGCCTAAACGACTGCATATTCTCTATACTGAAGAAGAGGGTGGCGATTTTAAGTACATTTCTTTCAATAATAACGAAAAGACTCGTCAGTTTTTTCTTGACACAATAAAAACAGGTATTCTGAACCATCGAACTGGTGACAGGATTATACGGATTCATCCCGCGTATATTGTTTTAGCAGAGGACTCAGAAGATTATGATTTTATTCTCAAACGAAGCAGAATGAAAAAGGAGACCGATGAAAAATCTTAGGATCGGGTTTATCGGAAATTTTGTTCCATCGTTTTCCACAGAGAATGATCGCAAGTGGAGTTTTGAGCGTTTGGGTCATGTGGTTATCCCCTACCAAGAATCCCGTACGACTATCCAGCAGCTCAGTGATGATCTCGATAAAGAAAAGTTTGATGTGCTTTTCTATTCCCACACTCATGGGTGGGAAATTCCATTTCTTAGGGAGGTATTTGCGAGATGTAAAATGCGTGGGGTTCCTACAGTTTCAGTCCACTTGGATCGTTGGGCGTGGCTTGATCGTGTCAAGGACGTGGGGACTGAGGCAACGTGGTTTACCGAATATCTCTTCATGGCTGATGGTTCTCCTGAAGCGGTCAAGCTTTATGAAGAACATTCTCTTAATTGGCACTATTTAAAGCCTGGGGTTGTGGAAAGAGAATGTGAACTGGTTGCTCCTGATCCTGCTTTATTTCCTTATGAGATTGTCTTCGTTGGTTCAAAGGGCTACCATAAAGAATATCCATTCCGTCCAAAGCTTATTGAATTTCTTACACAGACATACGGAGATCGATTTGGTCATTATGGAAATGATGGTCTTGGCGTGATCCGCGGGAAAGCACTCAATGTGCTCATGGCTACGGCAAAGGTCGTCGTGGGTGATTCCTGTTTCGGTGGGCGTCCAAACTACGTGTCTGATCGATATTACGAGACTCGTGGTCGTGGGGGATTCCTTCTACACCCAAAGATTGAGGGAGTAGACGATGTGGGAGTTGGTCACTATGGGGGATCGAGCCATGACCAAGTAAATCTCGACTCTCTAAAAACACAAATCGATTATTATCTGTCAAATCCTATTGAGCGGGAAAAGTTGCAAGAACAGGGATTTAACTGGGTAACAATGCACGAAACCTATACTGATAGGGCACAGGAGATGCTTAATATTATCTTCCCAGATAAAAATCAATGAAAAATCAATACGGAGAAAAAAGCATAGAGGTAGGTAGACATTCCTACATTGTTGGAGCCCCCAAATTAAGTTCATTTGGTTGGGAGAATATTGAAATTGGAGCGTTCTGCTCTATCGCCCACAATGTGACTTTTAATACTGACTGCGGGCATGATTATTATAAAATATCGACATTTCCCTTCAAAGAGATCATGGGAATAGGAATATCTGGATGTACTCATAGGGTAGGTATAAAAATAGGTAATGACGTCTGGATTGGGACTGGGGTTGTCCTGATGCCAGGAATTACAATAGGGGACGGCGCAGTGATTGGTGCTTTTTCAGTTGTGGCAAAGGATATTCCTCCCTATGCTGTTGTGGTTGGAAATCCAGCGAGAATCAATAAATATAGATTCAGCGATGAAAAAATAAAAGAACTACTTGCTTCTAAGTGGTGGGACAATTCAGACGAGTGGATAAAGGAGAACATAGAATGGCTGACAACATGAAAGACATAGGAGTGGTAATTCCAGTATATTGCAATGAAAACACGTTCCCTATGGTTGAGCGTTGTGTTGAGACGATAAATATTGAGCGTGATCGGATTTTACTCGTAGACAACTCTCCTAAGAGTTTGTGCAAAAAATTTGCAGAGGATGGGTACCATGTTGAATTACACCCTGAAAATCTTGGGGTAGCTAGGTCTTGGAATCTAGGAATTAAACAGGGTCACGATTGGACTTTTTTGGTTAGTTGTTCTGTTAGGTTCCCAGAGATGTTCACAGAGGTAATAAAAGTTTTAGAAAGCCACGATAGTGAGTTTATCTTTTTGACATATCTAGGGTGGCACTTAACCGCAGTTAGTAAAAAACTCGTTGAAAAAATTGGGTATTTTGATGAGAACTTCTATCCCGCGTATTGCGAGGATACTGATTATGTAAAAAGGATGCACCTTTCCAATATCCCAACAAAATTTAAAGAGGTTCCTGCATACATCCAGAAGGTGAATATCGGGTTGATTTCAGGGGCGCAGGTAAATAATAGAAGGACAGATACTTATTGGCGTAAAAAATGGGGAGCTGGTGTGAATGAGGTTGGGTACCCGTTGCCTTTTGGGGACAAGCCCATAGATTACTGGGAAAGCCATACAATTGAAGAGGTCTTAAATGGAGAAAAAAAATGAATGTAAAATTTTTGATTCCAGTTGTAGTTGAGGAGCTAACAGACAATTGTTTGTCTGGATATGACCTTGATTGGAAAAATCTTATTTTGGTGGATAATTCTCCAGATCAGTTTGCCAAAAAGTACGTTGAACGTGGAGCCATCGTCCACTCATTTCCCTCTAACATAGGAGTCTCTGCTAGTTGGAATATCGGAATTAGGAGTGATGCAGATTTTTTGTTTATTATTTCTCAATCTATTATTTTCAATAAAGGCTTTTCAGAGATAATTGCCAATATAAATAAGGCTGATGAGTATGGATTGATGACTCAAGAGGGATGGCATTGTATTGGATTCACTAGAAAGACCTTTGACATTGTTGGAGAATTTGATGAGACATTCTATCCTGGTTATTATGAGGATAATGATTATGCCTATAGAATGAAGCTTGTCGATATTCATGGTAAAAATAGAAATCTTCCAAAGGTGCAGCTTTCAACTGCTTGTCAGGGGAATGCTATGGCTATTAAGTCTGGGAAGATCGTGAATGTTCGCTTTGACCTTTTGGGTCAATATTTTGTAAAAAAGTGGGGTGGATATCCTGGTAATGAAAAATTTATTACACCATTCAATAAATAGGAGGACTTGTAAATGAAAGTATTTTCTGTAAAGACAAAAAATGTGGGAGATACATTGGCTCCTATTTTATTGGAAAGCTTTACGAATAAAAAGGCAGAACTCGTTTCTTCCTGTGATTCGGGAAAGTTGTTAGTGGTAGGAAGCTTTTTAGAGATGGTGAAAGAAAATGATATAGTACTTGGGATTGGGTCAAATAAACCAAACTTATTCTTGGATTCCCCAGAGGGTGTTCGATACCTCGCTGTACGAGGAAAGTTAACGCGCGATCATATTTATGGAGCAGAGGTTCCTGAGGTATATGGTGATCCTGCTCTTTTGCTTCCGCTTATATACAGACCAAACATAGAGAAAACACGGAAAGTAGCTATAATACCTCACTATGTGGATAAACCGTTATTCGATGGAAAAGAGGACTATATTGATATTGAGCAGGACTGGCAGAGTGTAGTAAGGGATATTCTATCTTGTGAGCGTATTATTTCTTCGACGCTTCATGGTATAGTTATTGCTGAGGCGTATGGAATTCCTGCTTCTTGGGCGGTTTTCAGTGATAAAATAGAGGGTGGAGAATTTAAATATCAGGATTATTTTTTGGGGACAGATAGGAAAGAGCAAAAACCGTTTACAGAGCTTCCTCCGATAGAGAACCTTAAAGAGATTCAACAGCGGTTGGTTAAGGCTTTTTTACAATTATGAAAAAAATAGGATTTGTCGCGTTTGCAAATAATTCTGGTCTTGGTATACAGTCAAAACGGTTGCTCTCCGTCATAAATCCTGACAGGGTTTTGATTATTGATTCTCGAGGTTTTTCCTCAAATAAAGAACTCCATGTGGATTGGTATAGAAAATATCAGCATTTTGTGACTGCTTCGGGGTTTCCAACTGATAGTGAGGTGGATGCTTTTCTTCAAAATTTGACTCATGTTTTTATACTCGAAAATCCGTATAATTTTTATATCGTTTATAGGGCGCATCAGCTTGGGATAAAGGTAATTTGTCAGGTGAACTACGAATTTTGTGAGAATATTTCTCAGCCGTATCTTCCAGTACCAGATATGTTTCTCATGCCATCATATTGGAAAGTTGAGGAAATGAAGAACTTGTTTGGAAAGAGTCATGTAAAGTATCTTCCGCCACCTATAGATTCTCGGGAATTTATAGGAGCTCGGAATGCCAATTTCAAGCATACAGGAAAGACTCGTTTTCTTCATATTATTGGAACGATAGCATACAAAGATAGAAATGGAACCCTTGATCTATTGAAAGCCGTAAAGTTGGCAAAAAGCGATTTTGAATTGGTTATTCGTTCTCAGCACGATATTCCTATAGATTATTTTCTGGATGACCCTCGGGTGACGTATGATGTGGATAATAAAGGGGAAATAAGTGAAATGTATAATGGATTTGATGCGCTTCTTTTTCCGAGAAGATATGGGGGATTGTCGCTCTCTATTAACGAAGCCTTGATGTCTGGTCTTCCTGTTTTTGTTACCGATATTAGCCCAAACAAGGAATGGCTTCCGAGTGATTGGTTGGTTGAATCCCACTATAAAAGTCAAATCGTTGTGAAGGCGCTTATTGATGTGTTTTCCGTAGACCATCAGAAATTGGCAGATAAAATCGATCAGATTGCCAGTGAGGGCTTTAACCGTGACATTCAGAAAAAGAAGGCATTTGATTTGGCTATGCACAAATTCTCTGAGGATATACTTAGGCCGATGTATTTAGACCTTTTTGACGATAGGTAGGCCAGAATGGGTTTCCATGACTGTCCATCCCGCGGGAAGCTCCGCGCAAACATCAGCTTTGCGCTCCCGTCTGAAGAAGTAAGTTTTAACCGCAATTTTGTTTCGACCAATGATCGAATCTTTGCAGTGTAAGAAATATTTATCGCCATTTGAATTTGTGTATTCCATAGCTTAATACTAGCATATTTCGCAGAGAATGTGCTATGGTTGTAATATGTTAATATCCGATGCAGAACAAAAAAAGATAAAAGACACACTCCTCGAGATGCAGAAAATGGCATCAGAAGACCCCGTTTACTTCATTGACACATTTCTCTACACCTTTAACCCGAAACAAGAACCGTTCCATCTTCGGTTCAAACTTTTTCCTTTTCAAAAACGATTGGTCAGGGATTTGGTCTATGCAATTCGTCATGGGGAAGACCTTTTTATCGACAAGACTCGGGAAATGGGTGTTTCTTACACCATTCTCGGGACTCTACTATGGTTTTGGATGTACGAGCCCGCGTCAAACTTCTTAATAGGCTCCAGAAAAGAAGATTACGTTGATAATAGGCGGGGTGGTACGACAGGAAATAAAGAAGAGTCTCTCTTTGGAAAAATTGATTATATGCTTTCACGTCTTCCGAAATTTATGCTCCCGAGAGGCTTCAATAGGGAGCGTCATTTTACCTACATGTCTTTGGTAAACCCTGAGAACGGGAACGCAATGTCAGGAGAGTCCAGTAATCCTAACTTCTCTAGAGGAGGTCGTCAGAGAGCCATATTCTTGGATGAGTTTGCGTTCTGGGAAGAAGGAAATGCGGTATGGGGAGCTACTGCTGACACCACAAATTGCCGTATCGTTGCCACCACTCCAGGCTCTAAGCCTTCAAAAGCGAAGCGATTACGTTTTGGAAAAGATGGAGAGAAAATAAAAATCATCACTCTCAATTATCAGCTTGATCCTCGAAAAACAAAATTATGGCTGGATAATGAGCGTGAGCGACGGTCTACAGAGGACTTTGGACGCGAGATTATGGTCAACTGGGAGACCTCCATTACTGGTCGTGTGTATCCTGAAATAGAAAGTGCAGCATACGGGAACTTCCCATTTTTGATAAACCAACAACTTTATGTGTCATGGGACTTTGGACTGGATGGAACGTCTCTTTCGTTTTGGCAACAGAACCCAGCAAACGGAAAATGGCGATTGGTGGATGCCTATGAAAAAACGGATCAGCCTATCCAGTTTTTCTTCCCTTTCTTTGGGAAACCAATGGACTCGAAGTTTCAGTACACTGATGACGATATAAAGGCAGTAACATTGATCTCTCAGTATCCAAAGGCGATTCATTTTGGTGATCCTGACGTGAAGAAGCGGTCTTTTGTCGCTCAAACGTCTACCCGAAATGAGCTTGTGTCTGCAGGAATTTATGTCCAGTCTCAGACGAAGAACGATTTTAACTATAGGAGAGAGATTACGAAGGTGGCGCTTGCCAAAGGGATCGAGGTCAATGCTTCGGCGCGTACTGACGATTGGCTGGAAGCAATGAAACAAGCTCGATATCCGCAGAGGGAAGAGACATCGCAGGCGACAAATCCTATAGACAAACCGATTCACGATTGGACATCACATGCTCGTACCTCCACGGAGTATTTCTTTATAAATATTGAATTGTATGCTAACGTAGATACGCAGAGGCCCAGTTGGGCTGATAAAGCGACTGACTTTGCTCGCGGAACGATTCACTCTCTGACGAGTAGACAGTCCATGATGAGGAGGAGGTGATAGATATGCCAGAAGGAAATGAATTTGCACAACGCGCAGCAATGGAAGCGCGACAAGCCGAGTCAAACAGTGTGCAGGCACTTTTGATTTCGATGACTAATTTGGAAAAAATGGTAAAGGAACTCAAAAAAGATGTTCGAAAAGTCCGAGAAGACTTGAGAAATCTGAAAAACTTGAGACCTTTGAAGGAAGAAACTGAGGAGTAACATGATAAACGTATCTGTCTTAATAACTTGCAAGGATAAAGAGCAGTATCTCGATGACTGTGTGAATTCGGTTCTCCGACAAACGAAAGAGCCCAAGGAGATTATCATAGTCCATGACGAGTGTGCTGCGCCCGTACATCATGCAAAGGCGACGACGATTATGTTGAAGACCAATCTGGGGGTATGTAGGGCTCGCCAGGAGGCATTTCGGTTCTCTACAGGGGAACTCATCCTGTTTCTTGATGGAGACGATATGATCTCTCCAGATTATCTGGAGAAAATGACGCTTGCTATCTCGAGGGGCGCAGATATTTCTTATCCAGACATCTACTTTTTTGGTGATACAGGGAATTCCCTAGCTCCAGGGGTAAGAAGAGTAGAGCCAAATGTGGTCAAGAAATTAAACAGATTACCGATTCCCGTGACATGTTTGATGAAACGAGGGGTCTACGAAAAGCTCGGAGGGTTCCATGATTTTCCCGTCATGGAAGACCTGGATTTCTGGCTCCGAGCTATGTGTAATGGTTACACATTTCGGAAGGCAGAGACGCTCCTTTGGTATCGTCAAGAGGGACAAAAAAGAAATGCGATAGACCTCGCAAAAAAGAAGAAAATCATGCACGAAATATTGGATCAGTTCATCATAGAAAATAATACAATAAAACAACATGGCTAAAACGTATTTACGAACATTACTTTACTTGGCTCAGTCGACAAACTTTTCTGAACTGCGACAACCTGGAGGAGAAGATTTTGATGTCGGAGATGAAGGGGAACAGGAGAGCGAAATGCTTGCTACAATGCAGGCTGACGCTCACCTTTTGTCTCTCTTACAGGGATTTAATGACCGACAAAAGATTATTCTCATGTATCAACTCCTTCGGGAGGCGGGGTATAATTTGAATCATTCGGACTGTGCGAAGACTCTCTCGATCACCCGTGAGCGGTACATGGTTTTGCTTAAAGACGTGAAGAAAAGAGCTGCTAAGATATTACAAATACCACAGGAATAAAGGATAATAGAAGTATGGAAGGCGATACACGATACGCGGAAATCATTCAACAACGGTATAACAAAGCCCGAGATTTGACCCAGGAGGTCTTTGACAGGGTAGAGCTTAACCGCAACCTCTATAAAGGAATTCTTATCGTCGACGACACGTATGAGTGGGACTATTCGTTGGTCGATCAGCAGGTTTTCCCTCTGATCCGAAATTACATTGCCCGCTCGAACCCATCGATGACGAAAATCCGATTGGAAGCACGGAATCCAAAAGATTTTGAGCGACGAAAGATCAATCAGGACTTTATAAACTGGGAGATCGGGGAATTACCCCTCACAACGCTCTTAACTCGTGCTTTTTTCTCCAATTATTTAGCAGGAAAAGCTTACTTCAAAACAGGGTGGAAATATGATCCTAGAGTGGTTATTACCCGTGGAGAGTATCAGTACGAGATGCGCCCACTCATCAACCGTGCTGACCTGAAATTTGTCCGTTTTAACAACATTCTCATTCCGAACCGAAATATCCCCGACCTGCAGGAGCAACCGTATGTGTTTGAACTTATGCAACTCTCTCCAGGGGAAATGCTCAAAGACAACGAGTCTTATGGGTATGAGTACTGGGACAATGCCTTCATAGAGAAGCTCAGAAAGAGCGGTGTCACATCAAAAGCGTTGGATTACGAGGCGGAGTTCGTTAAAGACTCTGAAACCTCTGTGCAGGAGAAAAATAGCCCCGATGAAATGGCGTTCCGCGCTGCGACATTCCCTGCTGTATGTATGCACACGAAAGATGGAGAGGTGTTTTACAAGCCTCTTGTGGACGGAGAAGACATCATCATTAACAAAAACCGTGAGAATCCGTATTGGCACGGGAAATATCCATACCTTGATATGACCGCGTTTCCTGAGGATGATGAGTATTTCTCCATGTCCGTGGTTGATGCTGTTGGGGACACGCAGATTGCCTCCACAGAGGTTTTAAACCAGACGCTCACAAACATTCGATCTATTAACAATAATATGTGGATTTCGGGAGCACCTGCGGCGACGACTCCTGACTACATGTTCAAACAACGACCTTCAGGAATCATCCGTGTTGCTGGCGATCCGAACCAAATCGTACCTGTCAGACCTCAGGACGGTACTCGCTCCATGTTGGAGGTTGGCCGTGAATTGCAGACGAAATTTGAGCGTACTGGTGGTATTTCCTCACTCTACAGCTCTGGTGCTCCAAGTAAGACGGTAAACCAGACGGCCCGCGGTGCTCAGATTATCGACGCAAATATCGAAACCAACATCCAAATGATTATGGATTTGTTCGGAGACCAGGTGTTGAAGCCCCTCGGAGATCATTTCCAAGCGTTGAACGCTCAATTCGTCACAGAGGAGCAGTCCTTCTCTGTTACTGGCAAAAAGGGCGTTTCGGAGCTTATCAACATCGCTCCAGACCTTGTCTGTGCAAATTTCAACGTGTACACCTACCCAGAAGCCATGGTCAAACAGACTCCTGCTTCTCGGCAAGCATCACTTCAGAACTTCTTGGGTGTTTTGAATCGGGAAGTCGTTCCAACAGGGGTACAGGTGGATGTCGTTCCTGTCGTGGAGGCGTTGATCGATTCTTACCCAGAGATGGAGAATATCGAGGACATTGTTACCTCTATTGATGAAAAGGGTGGTCGGGATATTGCTATGCTTGAGCGTGGGCAGATGCCTGAGGTCAAAGTT